GGGGTTCTACCTGCACAGGGTCAAACTGATCGAAGAAATTACCATCAACCGTTTGTACAGGCTCTTGTTCTGCGGGAGGTTGAGCCTCGTCTAACCCAGTGTCAAACTGGTCAAAGAAATTATCTTGAGCGACATTTTCTTTTGCAGTATCAAACTGGTCAAAAAAGTTTTGTTGGTCTGCCATAAGACCCTCAACTATTGACCTAAAAATCTAGCTGCTGCACCTTGCCCAAATTTCTCATCAAACTCAGCACGACGTTGAGGGTTAGCAATTAACGCTTGTATTTGACTCGCGTTAGGTTGAGCACCAGTGGTACTCGTACCGTATTGGTTTCTTATTTGTTCGGCTAAATCCAATATCTTTTGCTGTCTTAGCTCTGGTTGACCAATGGTACTCATATCATTTGCCAATACGTCTGCGGCAGCACGTATTGAATCGTTTACTGCGCTTTGTTGTAGCTGTTGTTCAGTTACACCAATTCTTGACATTTGCGCTTTGATTTCTTGGTCGAACAACGCTTCTAACGCCCTGCTATCTAGTTCTACAGCACTAAGATTCGGATTATCTTGTTTTGCTTGATTTCTAAGCGTCCTAAACTTCCGACCAAACTCCGTGTTTTCTTTGTTCAGATTTGCTACTGCTAACTGCACATCACCTTGAATCTGAGCAACGTCCAGAGAAGTTTGGGCCGATAGTTGACGCCCTGCTGCTCTTTCGGCTCTGTCTGCTTCCGAAACTGCTATATCGGCCAAGTTTTTGTTGATAGCCTGAGTTACAGTCATTCCTGTTTGAACTTGGTCTCTTACGCCTTGCCGTGCTGCTTCTTCTGCTTGGAACTCATTCAAGCCCATAGCTTGCATTTCTTTTACAAGAGCATCGAACTCGGCAGCAGTCTTATCGCTAGATTCAATTTGCGCTTTGAGTAATCTATCAGCTTCGGCACGTTCACCAGCACCAAAACCACCAAGACCTTCTCTACCACCTCGCTCCAGAGCAGCTCTTAGGCGGTTAAAACGCATTGCTTCTGGCGTAAACTCCGTTTCTCTCAACCTTCTGCTTTCTTCTTGCGCCTGTCTACGTGACTCTTGGGCTTCTCTTGTTGGCCCCATAATTTCAGCGAGCCTGTCGCTCACACGCCTAGCATCTGCTTCTTCGTCTAGTGCCATCAAACCTTTGCTTCTTTCTAGCAATGTTGCCATGTCTGACTGAAAGTTTTCAGGGAGTTGGGTTGGAAAACTTTGAGGTGCAGGAGCGCGAACTTCTTCCGCGCCCTCGGTTGTTGGTGCTGGCGTTGGTTCTTCTTCCGCACCTAAGCCGCCCATAGGTAAAGTAGATTGGTCTGCATTAGGCAAATATTCGGTTATAGTAGGTTCAGGCCCTGTAGCATAGTTGTACTGTGCTTCTGTTACGCCCGTATCTGTAGTCAACGCTTCTCTGCTGCTTAAAATTCTTCTAGCTTCTGCTGGCGACTTACCAGAGTTTATAAGTGCAACAAGATCGTTAAAAGCAGCTCTATTGGCTTCTCTCTCGGCTTCTCTTCGTGCGCGGGCTTCCTGAGCTGCCTGTCTTCTCTGTTCTTGCGCTGCTGTGTCTCTTCGGCGTACTAAAGAACCATCAGGGCCAGCGTAGCCTTTTACCTCACCACCCATCATTTTGTTCTGCTGTACGCTTTGCAGTGCTTCTCGTCGAGTGGTCTCGTCAAAACTATTCACAAGCTCTAAAGTGCGGGCTATTCTCTCTTCGTTGCCACTCTCTAAAGCTTTGGTGTAGTCGTCGTAAACACTTAAAAATAGTGCGTTTACGTCTACTGGTTCTTCTTTTTCTTCGGGCTTTCTCTTCATCAGATTAGCCAGACCAGACACACCTTGCCCGATGTCGTACATTAAATTCTTCACAGGTAAGTAGTAGCTACCGCCGCCCGGCACGGGGATATAGTCAGAAACTCTCCTGCCTCTGGCCATTCTTTCGGCTTGTCTTTCGGCTTCGTCTGCCTTCAAACCTTCGTCAAGTTCTCTCAACGCTGCTAGAAAACCCGTGTCTTCCGCCTCTACGTCACCACCTGATTCATACCCAATAACCCCACCATTAGCAGCCATGCGGCGCATGTTAGTCGCAGGTAGGCCGGGCAAGCCAGCCGCCATCTGGGGCGCTCTTCGTTGTGGCATAGGGCCTAACATCTGTCTGGCTCTAGCTTGCTGGACTTGTCTACCCCGCAGTGCTTGGCCGGGCATCATGCTGCGTAGCATTCCAGCTAAGCCTTGGTTAACTTGGTCGTTAATAGAGGGATTAGGAGGAGCCTGAAACTGTGCGGCTCTCTCGTCATTCTCGGCGCTTTTTAGCAGCTCCAGAGCTTCATTACGCTTCATCAAAGCAGCCGTAGCTAACGGCATATCGGTCTTTTCCGCCATTTCGTCTGCGCCTACTACGTCCAGAGCTGCGCCCATTCTGGGATCAACGGGCTGAGCAGCCATAGGAGCCTGTGGCATAAGTCCACCTAAACCTTGTTGTATAGCCATTACTAACTCCTAACCTTAAGACCCGAAATAGTCGCTTAAAAGACTGTATATACCTGTCACATCAGACAGCCCACTTTGCAAATTCTGTAGCCCAGACGGTTGGTAATACGAATAACTCTGAGTCTCCAAAGGCAAGCCTTGCAACAACGACTGCATGAACTGTGTCTGCTTATATGGGTAGTCCCTTTCCTGCTCAAACTGCGCTATGTCAGCAGCTACACCTGCTTGCTCTATAGCTCGTTGTTCTGCACCTGCTTGTCGTTGCGCAGCTAGAGCATCCAAGCCGTATCCTCGCTCTCTACCTAATAGGTCAACCGCTTTATCGTACGCAGTTCGGTAGCCTTCTCCGGTAAGTTGGGCCATCCTGTCCAGTAGTCCGCGCTGTAACTCAGCTTCGGCCACACCTTGTCGAGAACCTCCGTACGCACCGGCTTTACCGTACTGGCTTTGAAGCTGCTGTGCTTGTATTTCGGCTTGGCGTCTGGCGGCTTCTAGCTGTGGGTTCAGCGCCTGTTCAATATATGGGTTCATTAGACCAGCAATTTGTTGCTGCGTAGTCCCCCCAGTTAAGGTACTCGGTGCGCTTAACGCGCCTAACCCAGCAAAGGCTTGTTGCTGTAGTTCAGAAGCCCCAGCGGTAAGTGGGCCTTCGTAGGGGGTATACGGCATATTTGCCAAAGCCGCGCCACGACCAAGCATGTCGGTTACATACGGGCCAGCCCAGCTAGAGAGCGAAGACTCTTCTGCTGTTACGTTATTTACGTTACCGCCGTTGTTGTAATATTTCATCTCAACCTCACGCTGGCATCATCTTGGTAGGGTTGATCTCTGGGCCTTGTTTGGTAGTCCCAGTACGTTCTTGACGCACCCTATCCATCATTGAATATAGTTGTTGCGCCCCTGCATCAGAGTTGCCATTGCCTAAATGACTCACCACATCAGCGGGAATAACGAATTCACCATCACTGAGCGCAGCAGGCTGTTGACCGTCTATTGTAGCGGGTATTTGATCTGCCATCCCGTCAGTAGAGCCACCTAAGTAGTAACCTTTACCGCCTAAAGAAGCTAGCCCACCGCCAGCATAACCTTGGCTCTTCAGGTAATTGTAAGAATGATGCGGGTAGTAAGTTTCTAGGTAAGCTACGGCATCTTCTATAGTGAAATTTGGATCAATCCCTTGCGTTATCTCTACAATATCAGTTAGCGGTATGTCGTTGGTTATAGCATAGTCCAACACTCGCCCTGCTTCGCCGGTGCTAATACCGTCTGTTGACTCCATGTAGTTTATGATTTCAGCTATGTCGTTGTACGGATCGCTAAACAACGGTGTTTGGTTGCCGGGAACAGTCTGGTATATCTCAAGCCCGCTAAGATCGCTAACCTCCCCTGTAGTAGCTCTAGGCGTGTAGGCTTCTGCATAAGTCTGACGAGCAGGATCGCTTTCTATGGCTTCCCTTGTTCGGCTTCGTCTTCGCTGGGTGGTTGTTGTATCTTCATCTGCGTCAGTTGCAGCCTGAGTGGTTGTTGTATCTTCGTCTCCCCCACCCGTACTCCCGATCCCACCACCGAAAAAACTGGAAAGCAACCCGATAACTGCTTCTTCTGGTAGTGCGCTCAGAAGACCGCTGGCTGCATTGGTAGTGGCGGTGGTGTCAGTTGCAGTTGCAGGCGTACCGGCAGCACTCATTACTTCGCCGGTTGGGGTAAACGTAGTATCAGTAAAGTATCTACGGCCCATTGAACCGGGTCTTCTAGGTGTGCCTTCGGCTGTAGTGGTCGCAAAAGCTCCGGGTAGCACCTCACGGGATATCTCATACTCGGGAATGCCGCCCGTGTACCCAACGGGTTGCTGAGAACTACCCATACCTAAAAATTCACCGACGCTGCTGTCCGGCTTTAGCGCACCATATAAAGTAGCAACCCCACCCGCAGTAGCTGCTGCTTTGGCAAGGTCAAATTTGCCATTTGTAGAATATAAGTTTTCAAGCCAGCCCATAATTAGCCTCTAATTATCCTAGCGATTTCGTCGATTCGATCCGAAGCACGCACGCTACCACCGCCATAATACGTTCTTGCCCTGTTCCTGTCATCTTTGCGGTTTTCTCTGTCTTGCTGAAGAATCCGCATAATGTTCTCATATAAAGAAGCACTTAACTGGTATGGGTCACCTATATCAGCCACTCCAGCCTTCTCTGTAGACATCCCCCTCATACCTTGAGTGGTAGGAGTTGTTGTTACTGTAGGTAGGTCAAACCCACCGTCAACACCTGTGCCGTCGCCTATACCATCGCCTATGCCATCGCCTATGCCATCACCCACACCATCGCCTGTACCATCACCGGTATCTGTAAGGTCTGTGCCAGTGTCGATGCCGTCACCTGTACCATCGTCGATATCTGTAGTGTCCGTAATATCCGTAATGTCTGTGCCAGTGCCTGTAATGTCCGTAATATCCGTAATGTCTGTGCCAGTGCCTGTAATGTCTGTAATGTCTGTGCCAGTGCCTGTGCTTGTAGTGTCCGTAATGTCTGTGCTAGTGCCTGTAGTGCCGTTGGCTAATACGTCTACTGCATCATCTTTATCTTTGTCTAAAATTGTCGCAGCAATTGTTCCAGCAATACTTGCAGCATTTGAAAATAAATCATCGCCTTGGCTAGTTGAGGTCTGGCTAGTTGAGGTCTGGCTAGTTGGGGTCTGGCTAGTTGGAGTAGCACCTCCCCCAGTTTCAGTAGTAGAAGCTCCGGTAGTGGGCCAAACACCTTTCGAGGTTTTGAATCTTATTTGCGAACTGTTTGGATCGTAGGTCTCCCCTGTGGCTTCTTCCCATTGCGCGATAACATCGGCAGAGGGGTTTAGCGCCCGCCAAGTGTTGAAATTTTCCTCTCCGGGGGACATTGATGCTGGGCCAGTGTTCATCCAAACTGTACCGTTTGGGTCTTGAAATGTGTCCCGTAGTTTTGGGGCTTCACCAACATCTCTAGCCTTACCAATCGCTGCCTCTACAATATCTGCTGCCGCTGCCGCATTGGGGTCATTTGCTGTTGCCGTTGCCGCCGCTTCCGCCGCTGTTTGGGCTGATTGTGCTGCGCTTCCAGACGGGGTTCCGCCGCCTCCACCCGCCGCTGCGGGAGCGGTACTAGCTGCTGTTTCTGAAGATGCCCCACCTCCGGCGACTTCATCAGTAGTGGATTCAATAAATTTAATCAAACCACTTTCATCTTCTCGAACTCCATAAGGACTAGATGCGCCAGCGTAAGGTAATTCCTGATAACCTTCAGCGGTTAAATTTACTTGTTCACCCAACTCACTCCAGACTTCAGTCATTACCTCGGCTTTGACGGCATTGGGAGCACCAGACTCGACAAGCCAATCGTTAGCCAATTGAGCTATTCTGATTTTCTTCTGTGACTCAGAAAGCACAGTGTTTGACTGTATTTTCGCAACTTCATCTTTAAGTTGCTTTTCCATTTGAGCTAGAGCATTGTCTGCTTGCAACGTAGTAACTTCAGTTGCAATCTGATCTGACAAAGATGTGCCACCGCCAGAACTAGAATAATCACCAAGATCACCAAGAACTACGTCTACTGCATCAGCGCCAATAGTGTCAGCAATTCCTGACCTAGCACCTAAAATGTCATTCAGGTTACCAAAGAAATTCCCACCGCTACCGCCACCGTAAGTGCCGAATACATCAATTGCTTCAATCTTCGGATCATCTTCACCAAACTGAGGATCAGTTACACTCATATCTCGCCTACGGAGGTGTCGGTAGTGTCTCAGGCAATGTTGAGACGAAAGTTACAGTAATTACAGCAGAGGGTTCGCCGGGGTGTGGGCTTACCGCTGTTTCAGCGTCTAGTGACGTATCTATATCGTCCGATGACCACATCATCTCTATGTACGACCCTGCCTGTAAATCAATACTAAAACTCCACGCAATGTCATTACTGTCGTTGGAGCCTGATAAAACCAAATGTCTGGCCGAATAGTTTATATCCGTACCATCTCGCCTGATCCACACGTACACGTTCTTGGACGAGGCTGACCCACTAACTGCTTGGGCTACAAACTGGAAGTTATAAATACCAGAATATGTTGCTGTAATCTGGCTGTTAGAACCGCCGTTTATCGTTATCGCTTCGCTCAAATAGGTGTTTTCAAAACTAACTACCTGAGCTGTGTTTACTACTGCTATGGGCTGATCTGTAGTGGAAAAGAACAACCCGTTAGGCTTTTCTATAAACTGGCCACCATACTCACCGGTTAACAAGTTTACATTGTTTGCTAACCTATTGAAAAACAAACGCAAAATATTATTCAGGTCATCTAAATACGTCCGCAGTGTGTTTTTCTCTGGCGGTATCGGCAAGGCAGGATTTTCTACCTTATTTATCAGGCGGTTAGCCACTAACCTCTCCTACCGTCAGGCCGCATATCCATTCTAGGTGCGCCTAGTTTCCACGTTACTCCTAGCTCTGTAGACTCAATCTTGATCGACATCTGCCGACCCCGTACCCGTGTAAATACCTGCCCTGTAAACTCTTCTACAGGCAATACGGCTGTTCTGGTGACCGTTGCGCTGCTGTTACCCCCGACTGAGGCTGGGTCATACCGCCCAGAACCTGAGTTTTCCAAGGGGTTCAGAGTCATGGTAGCCGCAGGAGAATCCGCTGTAGAGCCGTCAAACGTCATATCAGGCAGCATCTTGTTAATCAGCATGAACCGGTCGCCATCGTCCAGATCGAACTGTGCCGAGGTTATAGTAGCCACAATCGGGTTCGCCGAGCCTAGCTCGTTACAATCCACGCCGTACTCTTGATAGACCAAGTTGTTACTAAAAGTAGCAGCTATCGGGTACTCTCGTATGTCTGAGTCAATCCACGCCGAACGGCTTAGTGTGCCGTAGTACCAGACGTTTTCGACATAGTTATAGACCACATAACGGTCGTTCTGTGTGGCTTCAGAAGAGCAATAGAACCACCATATCTCATCAAACTGCTCGTTAGAGCCACAGATTACTTGGTCAACCTGCTCTTGGTTGAAGTCATCAAATACGTAGCTGCGCACGTCACAGGGTAACGTCTTGACCGTACCATCGTAATAGTAAAACTTGTTTGTGCCCATCCAGTAGGCAATGTTGTTTGAGTATACCGCCGCATTCGGGCTGGCTATGGTCAGGTTTGAACCCAGAAGCTGCGCTCCCCATACCTCTGGAGCACCCAGATACTGTAGGCCGTACAAGGCCGAATCAGTCCAGACCAGCACCTCTTGACGTGCTTGGATGGCGTCTACGATTTCTGTGCCTTCTGACAGGCGCAAACTACCCGCTTGGTTGGTAGCGGCAGGCGTCCAGTTAGCCACGTCTTCTTGGTCTGACCAACGGATCAGCATGGGGTCAAGCGTAGAGCCGCCCAAGTCATTCGCCCCAAAACAGAACGCAAAGCGAAATATGTCTGATACAAACGCTAGATTTACTATAGTAGGTACATCGGACGCTCCACCCAAGGAACTGACGTATACACCTCTTGTCGTAGTGCCGTTTGTGGCGTCCCAGTAAAGCGGTACGCCTCCTCTGTAGGCAAAAAACAAGTCCTCGCCAAAGTTAGCTTCTGACCACAACCGCATAGAAGCATTGGTAGAACCACCCGTACCCCAAGTGCCTGAACCCCAACGCCCTGCACCCCAACCAGTAACGGGCACCTCGATCTCATTGCCGACAGGTATCTGGTACGCACCTACGACAGAAGCCCCGCCGTTGCCTGTATCAGACGCATTGGCCGTGGCCGTAGCTGTGATGGTGTAGTTGTCATCGTCTACCACAGTGGTTACTGTATATTCTGCGTTTAATACATCAGCCGTAATGTTGCCGCCCAGAGATACCGCACCGGAAAATGTCACGTAGTCGCCTTGTGAGGCACCGTGGGCTGTGTCAGTAACAGTAAGAGTGGCAGAACCATCAACAGCAGCAAAAGTCACGTCACCGGCTGCTGTAGTAGCTCTAATGGGGGTAATATCGAAATAGGCACCCCCACGTTCGAGGTAATATTTCAGGTTAGTGCCAAGGGCTACTATGTTTTGGCCAGAAAGGGTCACCCAGTTATGCAGTGATCTGGCCACACCTAAATAAGTTTCTGAGGAAATACGCTGCCACCCGCCTATTTTCTGGGGTAGCCCACGTCTGAAGCGCACCTTGTTAGTGTCGTACCACTGACCTTCGGCGGCGTAACGGGTGGTTTCTCTATTTACACCCGGTTTGAATTGTAGTTTTCTGACAGCCATCTAAACCTCATTCCGCATACTCGCCACTGGCAATCATGTCGGTTAGCTCCAAAGCACGGCCACCAACCTGTCTTGCCCACTTAGAGTCCAAGAACTCTGTCGCAGCAGTTTTATAATCCGCCGCTTTCATAGCGGCTAATGCGCGTCGAAAGCCACGTAAACGCGTAGCTCCGAGGTTAAATGCTATGTCAATAATAGCATCTTTTCGTACATCATCAAGATCGTTAAACCACTTATATTCTGCGGCTAACTCCTTGGTTACTCTGGCAATATCGTTCTCTAGGAGGTAGTCAACCTCATCGTCTGACAGCCCAATGCCGTTTTCTGGGTCTATATTACGCCCGATTCCCAGAGTCCAGTATCCGGCTGGGCACTTGTACGCTACATGCCTGCCGTTAGTTTTTACCTCGCCTTCATGGCGTTTAAGCATTGAAATCAGCTTTTTCATCAACGAAACAACAGTATTAGTTGGACGAGTAACTTTATATCAGCTATCGCTTTTGTCTACGCCGTCGGCGTTTTCCTCCGCAACGATTTCGTCGATAGTGTCACAGACATCAGGCACCACCACGCCAGCAGTAGCAGACAGGGCAGAACGGCCAACAGCCCGAACCCCTTTGTATAGCTGAGAACAATAGATTTCTTTGTTGTCGATGACGCCCTGTACGGTGGTGCAGCTAGGCAGGGTAAACAGTAGTGCAATAGCTAGAAGTCTCATTTGTGTTCCTCCTCCAGAAAACGAGTCAGGCTGTGCTTGTAGCCTTCCATACAATGATCGGCAACTCGGTCTTTCAGACCCCCTCGGTCTGCCACACGGAAACTTCTCTTAGGGTTAATCAGTGTTCCGCCCGTATTGCTGAAGTACAGCATGTCTTGGGACTTAGAGGGGCCATAACAGAACCGTGGGATTCTAGCCACCACATCACTACCCTGCACACAGGATATCTGGGTATCGAGCTTCATTGGACGCTTGAACCCTTTGAAAAACACGTTTGGCTTACCGAAAGTAATCAGGTTTATGTTCTCGTGCTTGCCGTTCAGTTTAGCCGCAGACAGCTCCGCTAACGCCCCACCAAGGCTATGGCCGGTTATCAGGGTGCGCTTCTTGGGGTCTAGGTGTTTTTCGATCTCTCCCCATATAGAGACGTGCTGGGCTACAAAGCCTCCGTGGCACAGCCTCCCGACATACGGCACAGGGAGTACAAACATGTCGGTGAGGACATCGTTTACTTTCTTTTGAGTACCCCTGAAGGCAATGACATCTATGGTTTTGCGCTTGATTACGAAAGCCGTAGCCCCCGTCATCTTGTTTTCTACTTTGATGGTACTTTTGTTTTTGTCGTTATACGCCTTCAGCGACCAGCTACAGGCCATATTCAGTAGTACGGGGTCGATCTTCATTTGTCTGCCTTGTTGTCGAGCCGCTTGAATATGGCCCCCAGCATCTCTTTGACTTCACGAATGTCTTCTCGGTAATCGTCTTTAGACACGTACTTCTCAGGGATTTGCTTCATGTCTGCATCCATTCTGTCTAGCAGTACAAAGACTCTGTTAACGAGCCAACCACCACCAAAACTGACTATCCCTAGAAAAACATTAAATCCCGTTTGAAAGTCCATCACCTTACACCTATATCTCTCCGTCCAGCGGAATATCAAAATCCAACCGCTGCTCAAGCAGTTTTGTACGCACCTGTATATCGTCTATTCTTTCCAAGTTCCCCTCCAATCGCTCTATCTGGTTCTGGAGAATCTCAATGAATAAGTCTTGTCTGGCATCTGCTGGTAGAGCGCCAAGCTCACCCCTCGGCCATTTGACTCTGAATTCACTGTTTTGCGATATTGCCAGCTCTGATATTTCAAAGGCGTGTTCAAGCGAGTTAATCCGCTCAATCGCATCAAAGTACCCAGCCGTGGCAATAGATACCATCACCAAAAGACCCACGATATTCTTCAGCGGGATCGACAGTTCTGTATCTTCGTTGAGCTTGGCCATCTAACAACACCATAATCAAATAACTTCAGTCTTTTTTATTCCACAACTCAAACAGTATCTTTATTTTTTCTTTGATCGTATCAATATCCGAGTGCATCTTTGCCAGCACTATGACTAGCGTCACGAACCCAAGGACAAGAGGCCACAGGGCCGATATTGCATCTAACGCTGGCATATAAAATAACTTTGTGCGGCTAACCTAAATCAGCTATTTCGGGGATCAACCCATTCAACACATAGTTCCCAAACACCATTGACATAGTTGTACTTGCAGCCATACCAATCGTCTGGCTCAGTCACATTTTCAACAAGCGTTGAGTTATTAGCGTTAAGGTCTCCGATAATAAACTTAACAGGAGAGCCAATCGTTATGTTTTCTTCGCCAATTACAACAACCTCAGTATCGGGGAACAGATACTTTGAGCAACCCATACCGTCAATAATAGTCTTCATGCTTACCCCTTAGTAATAATCTGAGTCGCTGAAATGGCTGTACCTGCAAATACTTCGGGTACATCTGGTGAAGTGGCAAGACTGCCATCAGTCTGGACGTAATGCTTTTTGCCAGTAGTTAGTCCTGTCTGAGCATCATCTACCGAACCAACAACCTGAATCGTAGCCGTAGCCGTATCTGAGTACGCCCCGTCAGAAAAGCCAATAAAGGTGTTGGAAGTTAAAGTGCTTGTTGCTGGGTCATATATAACCGCAAAAACACTACGGTCACTGGTAATTGCATAACCAATTATGTTTTGCTCTGTATCGGAGTCGTAGGCTATGTTTGAAAAAGTATCTGTCTCTATAGCTACTGAGTTGCTTATATCTACCGCGCTACCAGCTCCCAAATCACTTCCATCCGGGGTAACCTCATGGAGATACTTATAGTTACTCGCCCCTCTATAACTGACCAAAAACTTATTAGCGGCAGGGTTGTATCCAACCTGCAAATCAGTGTAAGCCCCAGATGCAACTACTACTGGAGAG